TCTGGCGAGCAAGTGATGGTGGTGCTGTAAGAATTTGAACGCCCTGTGTCTCACCACTGAGAACAAGAACATTGAATGCGAACTTTCCACGAGGCTTATCACCTAGTACATCGCATAGTGGGCAGTTGTCGCCCAAGCAAACAAAGGACTTCTTACCCTTAGGGCGTTCAATCCAGTGTTGTTCGTATGAAGCAAACGGACGATCTTCGAGGAACTTTACAAGTTGTGGTTCTTCGGAGAAACGGAAGTCAGTTGGAAAATCTCCATCTGTCTTTGTGACGAGAGCATCGATTGCATCCCATCCTTGTTGAACAGTTGTTCCTACTTTTGGTGTTGCAGTTTCGCTATCCTCGTCGAGGTATGCGTCTGCATCTACCTGTGGCTTTGTAATTGGCATGTGTTTCTTTCTGGTAATGAGGCACTAGCGACGTCTGTGTTATTGCACAGATTCTCAATCACTTTTGGCTCTCGGTGGATGTGATTTCCTTCCAGCGCTTTACTAAAGCCTCTGTAAGGTCTTCGTGTTGGCTCCACTCTACACGAGCAGAACCAAGTAGTCCTCTACGATTGAACTCCTCAATCGAAGATTCTATTAGTGCACGGGTGTAAACCCGATTACCGCCAGTCTTTTCACCTTTGAGGGTCTTAGACCGTAAACGGTATGGAGCACGAGGGATGTATCCCTTGCGTTCCCATAGGCGTATAGTGACAATCGTCTTCTCCAATGCAAGTGCTAATGCACCGATCGTGAATACCTCTGTCTCTATTCCACCTAATGTTTTAATGACTGGGTTTGAATCCCAACCATTACTCTCACCGCTTTTACGACGAGAAACTTTTGGATCTAGATCACGGCGCTTCTTTTTAGAACCAGGGATGTATTCAAGGTCAGCAAATGCTGCATCAATCTCATCTTGTCCACGTAAGCCTGCCATGTGTTATCTCTTATTCATCACTAACGCCCACACAATTTTCTGTGGGTACATAAGATCAATCTCTGCTTCTGTCAGTTCGTCGTTGTAAAGAGCAGCCATTAAAGCATCCTCATCTACAACACGAATTGTTTTATACAGTTGATCTTCCATTCTTTTTTCAGTAATGATTTCATCTGCAATAAGTTCATCAATCTTACGTGATACACGACGCTGCTTAACAACAGCACCAAATCCATTTACCTCTTCAGGTAATTCAATAATGATGTTACCTTTGTCGTCTACCTCACCAAGTTCATCTAAATGAGTAAACAAACGCTCACGTACTTCTTTGCTTTGTTTTTCTAGAAAATCAATTTGTTGTTTAAGAAAAGAAAATTCTCTCGCATCTTTAATCAGCGGATCTTCTTCTCGTGATTCTGTTGATTTTACTCTTGCCATGTTTCCCCCTATGGTCTTGCTTTCTGTAAGAACCCTATCAGACTACCAACAGTGAGATCGACTCCACCCTTGGCGTTGATACCTTGCCCATCAATAACTGCATCTGCTATAGCGTTCTTCTGCTGGAGCATATCATGCTGGCGCTCTTCAATCGAATCGGCAATCAACATGTCTTGAATAGTGATACTAGGCCAACGACTGGACGCTCTCTTGATTCGACCATTTCGTTGTACCGCTAGTCCTGCACTCCATGGTAAGTCGTAGTTGACGAGCAGATTGGCGTTAGGAAGGTCTACTCCGTAACCCCCAGCATCTGACGAGATGAATACACGACACTCTGGATCTGTAAGAAACTTCATCTTGCTTGCTTCTTTCTCCTTAGCATTCATGTACCCCGTGTATAAAGTTCCACCAACAGCCTCTTGGATACTTTCAAGCATCCCTACCCAAGAAGTAAAAATAACTACCTTCGCTTCTGGGTCAGTGTCTAGGTGGTCTTTGACATAAACTTTTAACGCATCTAACTTAGGGTTGCGGGTGACTCCTTCAAGTAAGTCTCTTGTTTTTAAACTGTTGATGTAAGCACTACCTTCACCCATGTGCTCGTCAAATTTATCTGCACTCTTATGCAAGAGGTTTGGGTCATCACACAACATACGAAGAGCGGTTATTTTGGACATGATCGAACCACGCAACTGATCTGCTGGACTTCCTGGTTTGCTATCATGACCGTAGTGAGCCATCAACGAGAAGTTAGCACCTAGCAACTGCTGTGCCTCAAAGAGTTCGTTGCTTAGTTCATCTGCTATAAAATTATAAAGCGAAGAAGTCTTCTTATCAAAGGAGATAAACATAGGGTCACGATGAATAGTGTCTGGAAGATATGGAGCAACGTCTGCATCTGTCTGAACTTTTCGAACGGAGGAACTTTTCATCTTGTCATGAAATAGTTGTAAGTTTCTATACCGTTGCACTCCACCAAAATGATTGCGAACAATAAAAGTCTGGTCAAACAAATCAAAACGACCAAGCAATGTAGGATCTACAAACTGCATGATGCTGTAGACCTCTTCTGGTCTACCATTCTCAATAGGTGTTCCAGTCAACGCAAAACGTATAGGGACACTGGCAGATAACTTCTTAACAGCCTTTGACCTCTTTGATTTAAACCCCTTGATCGCTGTGGCCTCATCGCAAACAATAGCGCCCCACTCCTGATCTTTAACTAGGTCCCAATCACCTACTACAGTCTCGTAGTTGCAGATGACATAGTCTGTACGTTCTTCCCAGCGCTTTGCACGGACTGTCTTTGTTCCATCTACCACAGTTGTAGTGGAGTCAGAGAACTTCTGGATCTCTTTCTGCCATTGGTATTTAAGGCTAGATAAAGCAATAACTAATACTGGCTGTGTAATTACACCGTTGTCTTTTAACCCCTCTACAGAGGCGATGGTCATACAGGTCTTACCTAAACCCATCTCATAGGCAACGAGCATCTTCTTGCGCTCTACCATACGGTCTACAGCCTCTACCTGGTAGGGCTTGAGTGTTCCTTTAAATGTCATTATCTATCGGGGTTGGTGCTGTTGCTAGTGTTCCGCAGAGGGCACATTCCATGTCTAGCATATACAGGGAAATTTCTCCATCTTCAAACATTGCTTGCACATTCCACAGCATTGATCCACATACGCAGACGTGTAAGGGGCGTTCCTTATCTCGTAAGTCCATCATAGGTAAGCCGCCTTGCCATAGATCATGTCTCGTGCAGAAGCAATGCTCTTGTGAATGTCATCCTCAATCATGTCTCCAACATCCTTAACATCAACTCCTGTGTAGTTAAAGTAAGAGAGTTCAATTCCATATTTGCGAGCATGGCCACGCATCTCTTCTGATGCCTTCTGTCCAGCGCCATCGTTATCGAAGGCAGCGATTACTCGCGGTGCACGGCGCATTATCTTTACTTGGTCAACGCTAGGCATTGCTCCGTAGGTAGAGATTGCGCTGTAACCTAACCCGACTAATCTGACTGCATCAAGTGGAGACTCGACAACGATCAACGGTTCATCTTCTTTCAGTACCTGCACATTGAAAACTGTCTTTGACTTCTTAACGCCTTGAGGTTGATTGCGAAAGAAACGACCACGGGCACCTTTCTCTTGCCACCCCCACAAAGAAAAATCATTGGGGTCTCTGATAGGAAGTATCCATGCAGTATTCTTCTCGTCCCACAACACTCCGCAAGTTTCTACAGCGGCTACTGTCAAGAACCTTTTTCTCAACTCAATTTTTGGAGGAGCAACATACACAGCCAGACGAGCCTCTGACATTCCAATCGGATGTGCTTCGGCTTGAATGTACTCTGGTAGTTCCTTGATACGCCTCATCAATACGTCGATAGGCATGTCTTCTTTATCGTTTACATACTCACGAGCCTCGTGGTAATCAATACCTTTTATATCTGCAACAAGTGTGTAGATGTTTCCCTTGTAACCGCAGGAGAAACAGATGTGTGCACCAGTCTCAGAGTTAACCCACCAAGAAGGATTGTGATCTTCTTTTCCTGTGCGCTTCTTGTGCATTGGACACAAGCCATTGACCTCGATACCTCGCTGTGCATACAGTGGTAGGTCTAAGGAAAGTAAGACACGCTCTACATCAATCACATGCGGTTCCAATTCGAACAGTACTGGCACTTCAACATCTCATCCTCATCGTGGAAACAACCAGTCTCCCAGCGCCATGTAAGGGCTGTCTCACTAGGACCACAGTTACGCGATGCAACGATCTTTAATAAACGAATCTCTTCATCTTCTTCTACTGGCTCTAGACCAAGAATTACATCTGAGTCCTGAAAGAAAGATGATGAGTAACCAATGGAGTCAGCAGTAACCTTTCCAGCACGCATCTTCCACAGAAGAGTCTGTGTAGTAATGATTACTGGCTTCTGAATTCTTTGCGCTAATCTCTTTAGACCACGAGTGATGTTAGTTATTGCTTGTGGCGTATTCATTTCACCACTTACTTCATCAAGCATCAAGTACACGCCATCTACAAATACGATGTCTGGTTTTGTTTGTTCAATCTTTGCAGCAAGTGATGAGACTGTGATTCCATTTACAGCATCTACCAAGTGGAAGGAGTGCTCCTTCTCCATCTCGTTTAATGTATCGATGTATCGAGCCTCTTCTGCTGGCAGTAACTTTCCACGACGTAGACGTCCGTGAGAGATGTGGGCACGCATCGCATCGTGACGTTGTTGTTGTTCGTGGTTGTTCATTTCAAAAGATTGGAACATAGGAATTTTCCCACCTCTGTGCACATTGATTGCCATCTGTAATGCGATCTGTGACTTACCTGTTTTAGGTGGAGCGATAATTGTAATCAACTGACCAGACTGTAATCCTGCAGTTGCTTCATCTATCTTCGCAAACCCTGTGGGAATACCTAAGAAGATTGAGTTCTGTAGGGACTGGTATTCCTTGTAACGCTCTTCGGTATTTTTTGTAAGGTCAATCTCGTGAGTTCCAAGAACACCCTGCTCATTAACCTTAGTAATCGTCGCTTCCATAGCAAGAAGAGCAGCATCGTGATCATTGTCTTGTAGTTGCTCAATCGCATTCTCAAGGCCTTGACGAGTAAGGAGTCGACGACGGAAGTCAACTATGGTGTCAAGTAGATACTCGATATTGTCTTGTACATCTAATACTTTGTAATTTGGGTAATGGTCTTTTACTGTTACAGCAGTAGGTACTTCGCTGTACTCCCCGTAATGATTACGGACAAAATCCCAAACCCTCTTGTTGTCATCATCTAAGAACCAAGCATTGGTAACACCACGTTGTAGTGCTGGAACAATGTCTCGATCTCGAATGACCTTGCTGACTAAGCGATGCTCATTGTCAGATGCCATTTAGTGCCCCCTCTTACATATTGTCTATTTGTACTCCT